AGTCTGAGCTCGGATATCCAGTGGCTGACCTGCGATCCTGCGATGCGCAAGAGCATCTGCCACATATCCAACCGGATCAAGTGGTTGGTCGCCAACAAGTTGAGCAACCGCTGAGCATCAACAACTTAGGTAATTTTTCGAGATTCACATTTACCGAGAACTTGCTAGGATATCCCCATGATGAAAGCTATCACCCACAAAGGTATCTACTCCCCGATCGTCCGCAACAATGGTTGCGAAGTGACCCTCCTGATGAAGAAGGGCAAGACAACTTTCGAGCAGGTCGTCGCCTACTCGGAATTCTCCAAGCGTCAGCAGAAGATGCTGGCCCGCAACAAGACCCACACCGACTATCATATGGTCACGAACGTGATGAGCGGTGCACTGGTCCGCGAGGCTGTCGATACTCCATACAGCTGCTCGGTCTCCTCCGAGGCTTACTGGTGCAACTGATTGATCTGCAACACTTTAGACAACCTTCTTAAGCAAATGACTACCAACGACTTATATCAGGCTTCTTTGGACCGCGGGCGCAACGGATCGCCATATGACCGCGGTCGGGCTGACAGCTACTACGATCGTTCCCGTGCCCCTCATTGGTATCCGGAGGGAACCTACAAGGGGACGAAGATTACCGCCGAACAGATGACGTCGGAACAGATCGAAGAGTACGAGTCTGGCTACGACTGGAACGAGGTGTACGGCGACAAGAAGGACTGGAACTGATGAAAACCATGATCGTCATTCCGTCGTCCGTTTTCAACTGGATGGGCTTTGCCGGGTTTGCGGGCCTAGATGCCCTGCGGCCGTACTACGTTCAAGATAGCCACATTCCGTCCGAGTTCTGCGTGGAGTCGACCAAGACCGGAACGGTGTTGACGTTCAAGTACACCCACACTGCCTACGAGGATACTAACATGACTGAGGTGGCCAATTACATCTTCGAGGGTTACAAGCCGGACGGTTCGCTGATCACAGTGATGATCCATCCCGACCGTTAACCATCAACGGCTTACGTAATTCTTTGAGATGTACCTTTCTAGCGGAAGTGCTAGAATGATAGCATGAAAGTCAAGCTCATCCTTGCCTCGGTCGCCTTGATGGCGACCTCCTACGGTGCCGATGTGAACCGCCTCGTGGAGGCTCTGGTTCGCGTCGAGTCCAACGGCAAAGCCAACGCCGTCGGCGACCGAGGCAAGGCGGTCGGAGTCCTGCAGATCCATGACATTATGGTCCAGGAAGCCAACCGGTTGGCCCAGACGCGCTATTCCCACAAGGACATGTTCAACCCCACGGCAGCCCGTGACGTGGCCAAGATCGTCCTGAACCACTACTCCAAGACCATCCAGAAGACCACCGGACGCGAGGCGACCGAGCAGGAACTGGCCTACATCTGGAACGGCGGAGCCTCGTCCTGGAAGCGCGTGACGGCTCCTCAGAACGACACCAAACAGAAGAACCTGCAGAACTATTGGAGCAAGGTTTCCCGAGTTCTCTGATACCTACCATGAGCGACACACCCCTAACAGACGCCAGAGTCGTATTCTTCGGCTTCAATCCTGAAGAAGGCGACGAGTTCGTTCAGGCGGATTTTGCTCGAGATCTGGAGCGCCAAAATACCGCGCTGCGGGCAGATTTGCTCATCGAGGAGGAGCGGTCGGTCTATTGGCGAGACCTTGAGGGCAAGGCGCTAGCCGAGAACGCCGCGCTGCGGCACGCCTTGCAAACGGCACTCGCCATTGAATCGCTGGACGATGCCAATTTGGAGGAACTGATTGCTCGTTGCCGTTGCGTGATGCGTGAACAGACTTCACTCGACGCGGCGAGGAAGGAGCAGCCATAAAACCTGTATGCTATGACCCTAACGAAAATCTGAAGCCACTCACGAGTGGGCAGATTCGCCGCAATGAACGGGCTCGCAAGCATAACGCTCGTAAGCGCAACGGCTGGAGCAGTAACAACACCTGCCTTCACTGCGGCGGCGTTATGACTTGGTGCGACATCTGCAACATGTATTCAAGCCGTTGCTGCGAAACATATGGCACTTGCTTGTGTTCTTGATTTCTGGGCCGTGTAGCTCACTGGCAGAGCGTTTCGTAATGGGTTCGATTCCCATCCGGTCCACCAAACTACGTAATTACTACTTAAGATAAATAACTTTGAATTCGTTCTTTTCAGTGAGCCTACTTCTAACAAAGTAGACCAAGACTCCGTTTCGGCCAATGTCCATACGACTAAGATGGCCTAAATACCATAAAGCATACTTCAAGACACAATTGGAGTAGGCTCACTGAAAAGAACACTTTTTGATTTACTTCCTGACCGAACACGGTAGGATCTACACTATGAAAACGACTGACAAGTATTCCCGAGCCGATCTGCTCGAGGCCCTTCGGAACAACAAGGTTGTTGTGACCTTCACGAAGGTCGATGGTACCGTGCGTGACCTGTATTGCACGCTAAAGAACGACCTGATTCCGACCGACAAGGCTCCGAAGAACGAGAAGCCGATCAAGGAGAACGACTCTGTCATCCGAGTCTTCGGCCTCGACCAGTCCAATGGCTGGCGTTCGTTCCGCGTGGCGTCTGTCACTGGAATGACCATCATCAACGACTAATCCAATGGCTGTCGAAGACATCCTCAAGAACTCAAAGAAGCGAGAGAAGAAGGCGCGTAAGCACCTTCATGGAGTACATGCAACCGATGAACGTTACACCGGCACAGAACCGGTCTGGGATGGCTGGCAATCCTGGTCTACTGAGAAGTTCAAGAATGAGCGCAATCGCGCGTTCAACTTCTACAACTACTATCTCTCAGCTAAAGACTCTAAGCCTAAGGTCCTTGAGTGGATGGAGGCAGATGGGTACTCAAAGCAAGACATCTCAGCCGTACGTCGTGCACCAGATTACTTGCCAGGGATGACCGTCGGTACCCTCTGCATCTCGATGCTGAGGGGAATGCCGTCACGCCATCCTGAGATGGATTATGCTCCGGATGACATCTTCGTTCGTAATGCCATCGAGAAAGCTATGGTAGAAGGCAGGCGCACAACAGATCCAGTCGAGACCGCCAAAGAACCTGTCGTCTCACCTATGGTCTTTCTGAAGGACAAGGTGAACCGTACGATCATCATGGAGCTTGATATCCTTCTTGACCGGTGGTCCATGGACAACGAGGCCAGTCCGATCGATATCTATGCCAGGATGCAGGAGTACAAGCTCCCGGCAGCGGCCTGTTCGCTCGTAGAACGGTGGCTGAGTCGTTATCGTGACGAGGCTGCAGCAGCAGCCGACAAGTCGGATCCTTATCTGGTCGAGTGCTATCGCTTCATGACGGCAGCTCAGCTGAAGAAGCGGATTGCTGCCTTTGATTCGATGCTGGCTGACCTAGATCGATTCCGGCATGCTGCCAAGGCTACTCGTGCTCCTCGTGAGAAGAAGCCGGTCTCTGCCACCAAGCAGATCTCGTCCCTGAAGTACTGCAAGGAGAATGCCGAGTTCAAGATCGCCTCGATCAACCCTGTGCGAATCGTTGGTGCCTATCGTCTGCTGGCCTTCAATACGAAGTACCGGATGCTGATCGACTATGTGGCTCAGAATGAGAAGGGTCTGTCCATCAAGGGTACTACCTTACAGAATGTCGATGAACTAAGCACTCGTGCGATCCGTCTGCGCAAACCTGACGAGTTCCTACCGATCGTACTAAATAACACATCTAAGCAGATTGAGAAAGCCTGGTCAAACCTAACAACAAAAGAAAGCAAACCGAAGCCTAGGATCAACGCCGAAGTGGTGCTGCTTCGAGTATTCGAAACCCGTGCATGACATGACACTACTTCCAAACCTCTTGACGAGTGCCACTCTGGCCCATCTCGTCGAGAACCTAGTCAAGAATGAAAAGCTGACCTACATCGAGGCTATCATCCACATATGTGACGAGCGCGGGATCGATCCTGCCGATGTTGCACGACTCGTGACTCCTGGCATCAAAGCCAAGCTTGAGTCCGAGGGCATGGCATCCAACTTACTTCCAAAAACCAACAACCTGAATTCATTCCTATGAGCACTGAAAACACCGCTCCAGAACAGCCTGGCAATCTATCGGTTAACGCTGACCAAACTATCGAGGTTCAACCTGCACCGAGACGTGTTGTTCGTCTGAAGCGCGGTCGTCATCCAGCCCCAACCCCGGGTGCCTTTGGTGGCAAGCGCAAGGACAACGGCATCAACTACCGTACTAGCAGTCTGATTCGTGCTTTCCGATGAGCAAGACATACGTGGTCTCTATTCCTGAGCTTCAGAGGCACGGGCAATCCGCAGTTGAAGCCTTCATGGCTGCTGCGTATAACGATGGCATCATTGACAGGAAGCAGTACGATCGTCTTCAGAACAAGATCGTGATGGTTCAGACTGAGGATTCCTTTATCGGCCGTCTTCGGAAGTTGATCGGCTTCACTAAACCTGCAGATGATGTAGGATCTAACGTCATGTGGATCGTGTACACCAAAGATGAAAACTAAGCCATTCTTTTTCTACAATCACCGGTTCTTGACCTCGAACTTTGGGTTCATGGTGCAGGGATATCGTCAACGCGGTAATCCGTGGAATGATGCTCAGGACGTTAAAGGTATTCAGATTCATATCGGAACACTGCTCTTCGAAGTGCTTATTCATGTTGGTATCGAGCATTCGCCGGCTGAGTGCAAATTTACTGATAGCAACTGGCCACCTTGAAACCTTGGGAAGCATATCAGATCTACAATGCTCTGAAGCTGCATTTTGAGTCTGATACATATGATGCGCTGAAGTACAACTACCGTACCTCAGCATCTCAGGCATCGTTCCTTAAAAGAAAGGACCGGTTCTTCTTTGCAAAGTTGGCCAAGAAGTATCCGGACCGTCAGACTTTGATTGACTTCCTGGTCTCTAACTTCTCTACGAGAACGAAGGTCTGGGCAGGCAATCTCATCGACTCGGAGGCTGATGATACCTACGCAGAGTGGATCCGGAAACGCGATTCATTCTCGTACTATTTCAGCGACCAGGTCGATTACCTGATGAACTACTGTCAGGAGAACCACCTAGGATTTGACGACCTGTTTGTCTCATCCAATGGTGACCATCCTCTCATAGTTCGTCTTCACTCTGCAGGTACTATCTCATTGGAGACCCTTGTGGTCTTTGATGAGCTTCTCGAATTCATGAAGAGAACCTCTGTCACAGAGACGATCTTCTGGCCAGAATTTGCGAAGACTCTGCAGAAATACAGGCCATTCTTTCGCCAGGTTGTGGACCTCAAAAAGTGCAAGCAAATTGCTCTTTCGAGATTTACAAGTGAACGAAAGTAGTTAGGATACAACCATACAACGCATACACAACATGTCATTCGAACAAATGAAGAAGAACCGGCAGGCAACGCTTTCGAGCATGCTTGCCCAGGCACAGAAGGCCTCAGGCGGCCAAGAGAAGAAGTCCTATGAGGACGATCGCTTCTGGCAGCCACAGGTCGACAAGGCCGGCAACGGTTACGCAGTCATTCGCTTTCTCCCGGCTGCTCAGGGAGAAGAGCTTCCGTGGATCCGCTATTGGGATCACGGTTTCAAGGGCCCGACGGGTCGCTGGTACATCGAGAACTCCCTGACCACCATTGGTCAGAAGGACCCGGTCTCTGACCTCAACTCAAAGCTCTGGAACACGGGCCGCGAAGAGGACAAGGAGATGGTACGTGCTCGTAAGCGCCGCCTTCACTACGTGGCTAACATTCTGGTCATCTCTGATCCTGCCAATCCGGCAAACGATGGTCAGGTCAAGCTGTTCAAGTTCGGCAAGAAGATCTTTGACAAGGTCCTTGACGTCATGCAGCCTGCCTTCCAGGATGAGAA